CCAGGATTCTTCGCACCGCCAGGATTCTTCGCACCGCCAGGATTCTTCGCACCGCCAGGATTCTTCGCACCGCCAGGATTCTTCGCACCGCCAGGATTCGGAGCACCAGGAGTCTTTGCAGTTTAATATAAAACACGAATAAAGGACGGGAGAGAAATCTCCCGTCCTTTATTGACTTTACTAATTGAAAAATGCTATACTTCATAGTATGGATCATATATATAATTTTTCTTCAAAAGAGCAGCTTTTCCCAGGCGTATGGGTTTACAGAGATGTAATTAAAAAAGAAATTGACGTAATAAATAGGCTAAATGAAATAGGCCAGTCTGCAATTGAAGATAAAGAGTCTAGATATGAATGGACATTTGGCTTTGTTGGTTATAGCGAAAAAAGACCATCATACAGAGACTGTGAAGATATTAAAGTAGGCGAAATAGCCAACCCACAATCTAAAACACAATCATTGGTTTCAGATTTATGGAAAGATTTAAAGCAGCATCAGCTACCAGCCGTAGAAGATTATTGTAGTATGTATAGTGTAAAAATGAATTACTGGGAAGTAATGAACTGCATTAGATATGGAAAAGGACAACATTTTCAAGAGCATGCCGATCATGGTTTCTCATACAGCGCTACAGTCTCTCTTGTAGCTTACGTTAACGATGACTATGAAGGCGGAAACCTATATTTTCCTAAATTAAATTTAGATATTAAACCTAAAGCTGGAGACCTATACATATTCCCATCTACTTATTTGTTTTCACACAGAGCAATGCCAGTGGAATCTGGAATGAAGTTTTCAATAGTAACTATGTTAGACTACAATGATCATGCCCACAGACCAGAATTTATGCAAATGAGATCTAAATGGATAGAGGAAGACTCCTCTGTTGGCAAAAATCAAAATGGATAAGATAGAAGTATTTGTAACTAAAGAAGGCCTTGGTATACTAAAACCATTGTCTGCAAAAAGAGAATGGATGGACAAAACATTTGAATCTCATGCGTACAAGTGTTTTCCAATTAGTTTAACTAATCAATTAGGATGGGGAATATCTTTTCCAGAAGATATATCTTTTATATGGGATGGAATTTCTGATAGTAGTCCAGATCACGTAAAAATATTGTCTGGCGAAAAATATGCATATTCTGGAAGAGCAAATGGAACTATCAGTTTTAATAGCGGATTAGTTTTTAAAACAGACACGAACTTAAGTTTACTTTCGATGCCAGTTCCAAATCTATTTATTGATGGTGCAGTTCCATTTACTACAATTATTAGTAGTTCTTTTTTTACTGGACCACTGCCAATTGCATGGATGGTAACAAAGCCAAATGAAGTTATAACAATTAAAGCTGGAACCCCCGTTGTAGCAGTAATGCCAATAGATTTAAGCTCATTAAATAATTCTGAAATGGTTTTCCAAGATCACTCAAAGTTTCCAAAAAACCCATATAACGACGTATTTGACCCAACCGAATATAGGGAAACTATAAGGGGTCTAAACAATTCTGGAGAATGGGCAAATTTTTATAGAGACGCAGTTGATCATTTAAAAAGAAAAATAGGCTCGCACCAAGTAAAATCAATAAGGCTTAAAGTAAGCAATGATATAATTAATTATGGAGGCAAAGATGAAATTAGCAGCTAACTGGGAAAACAACGCACCTAAATCTATTACCCCTTCTGGGTTTTTTGGCAACTCTTCAGACAACATTGTAGAGTTAAGAAATTTTTTGTCAGAAGATGAAAGAAAAAGACTTATGGACTTTGCCAAGAATAATAAAATTTGGGACATAACTGAAACACGCAGAGACGCAGACGGACTTGTGCTATATGATCACACTGTCTGGGAAGATAGAGTTTGTACTTATGCATCACTTATGGCTTCTGATCCAGAGATACTAGATTTGATTTATAGCATGATAGCAAGATTAAAAATAGAAGTAGATAAGTTCTTTAATGTAGATGCACAAGAGACTGGGCCAGCTATTGTTCGTTGGCCAGTTGGTGCAAGACAAGAGCCTCATGCAGATAAAGAATTTCATTCTGGTCCAGAAAAAGGAAGACCAAACAATTTCCCATGGTATGATTTAGCTGGACTTTTTTACTTTAATGATGACTATGAAGGTGGAGAACTTTATTTTCCACAACATGGAATTGAGTTCCAGCCAGTTGCTGGAGCAGCATATTTTTTCCCAGGAGACATGAATTATACTCACGGGGTAAGACCAGTAAAATCTGGAAATAGATTTACTTCGCCATTTTTTTGGACGATAAGAAAGCATACAGGAGAAAAACAGCCATGAGTAATTTTGAATACATAGAGCTATACCCTAAAGTTGATGTATATAGAAACGTTTTGACTAATCCACAAGAACTGTATCAAACAATGAATGAGTCTGAAAAAACATCAGACGGAAAATACTTTTTGAAGACATGGGACCCGTGGGCACATTTTGGTACATACACACAAAAAAAGGCAAGAGGCGAATATGAAGAGTCTATTGCTAATTCAGAGATGTTTATTAAAGAAAAAAAATTTGTTGAAGAAGTAGAAGCCGCTTATAACAAAGTTCTTTTAGATTATGTAGAACGACACAACATTGATCTTCCAGAAGGCTGGCATTTTAGCGGATGCTCTTATTCAAAATATAATGCTAAAATTGACACTCTTTCAAATAAAATGACAATGCAGTATCACACAGATCATATTACTTCGGAAAAAGACATGCCTGGAGGCAAATTTTACCTTACATGTACTATGTATATTAATGATGATTATGACGGCGGAGACATAGAATTTTACGTAGACGGCAAGTTTATAAACCATAAGCCAGCTGCAGGAGATATTTTAGTATTCCCTTCTACTGAGCCATACTACCATGGCGTTAAAACAATTAACACAAACGAGAAGTTTTTTGTAAGAAACTTTATAATGGTTCCTCATAACGGAACAGAAGAGTGGCTTGCCAACCAAAGAAAATTTGGCGCATTTAGATGGGCTAAGATGGAAATGGAAAGAACTAATTACGAAAATAAAAGAAACATGATTTACTTTAAAGATGGAGTTCAAGTTCCATATGAAGTTTATAATCCAACAGAAGATGGAGAAATGTACTAATGGAAAAAAATATGATTATTAAAAGGCATAAAGAGGATATAGTTGAGTATGAAAACTTTCTTACTCCAGAAGAATGTCAAGCAATAATTAAAGTTTTGGCAATTAAAATGGACAAAGATCAACTAAGATGGATGCCAATTTCATTCTATGAGTCATACTCATCAGGAACTCCAGAGCTAAATGATCCAGATACAATTGCTAATGGGCTTTCAGGAGATTTTTTTCAAGTGTTAAGGAAAAGAGTAATTGACGCTACAGCAGATATGGCTGGAAAAGATCCTGCACAAATGTCACAAATTAGCTGGCATTCTCAAAGATGGGCCCCAGGAGCTTTTGCTAATATGCATTCTGACAATACATCTAATGATGGAGTTTCAGGAGCATTTACTAGAAGCAGATACGCAACATTTATTTATTTAAACGATGACTTTGAAGATGGAGTTTTAAATTTTAGGAAGATTATAGAAATAAAGGATTAAGAATAACTCCACGTGGGGAAGTTTATCCAGCATCAGAAGTAGAGGGGTAAAATGGAAGGCGAGCCAATATTCAAGCAATTTACAATGTTTAATTTGCAAATTGTAGAAAAAAATATTTGGTACTGGGAAAATGCACTTAGCTTTCCAGAGTACTTAAAAGATTTTATAGAAGAGATAGATTTAGAGCCAGATTCTTACAGCAGAATTTCAAAGTGGGAAAACTGGACAGCTAGCAATAATGACTCTTTAGTTTATGGTGCTACAAAAAACATACTTACATCTAATCTAAAAGAATCCACTGGTTCTCCAGCAATTGATAAAAAAACTCTTTACGTGGCTAATAGCTTTTTAATGGCATTTGAAATGTGCTCAGATAGATATTTAGCTGGAAATAATTTAGATAAAAATAGATATAGGCTAGAGCTAAATCAAGTTCCAATTAAAAAATGGAATCAGGGGCAGTCAATGGGTCCGCATTTCGACGGGCAAGATGGAGATTCAACTTTAGCATTCTCTTTGGTAGCTTATATTAATGACGATTATGAAGGTGGAGAAATTCATTTTCCTAATCAAAATATTACAATTAAGCCAAAAGCTGGAAGTCTAATAATGTTTCCTTCTCAAGAACCTTATGTGCATGAAGTAATGCCAATTACGTCTGGGACAAGATACATGAGTCCTGCACATGTATATATTAAGTAAATAGGTGGTATAATAAAAAAATGAGCACAACAGGCAAAGGGTTTAGATACCCACAATATACAGATACTCCAGATGTCCCTAGAGACCTCGGATACCTTGCTGCCGACGTAGATGCCTACCTAGACGACCATCCAGGCCCACAGGGGCCTTCAGGAACCTTAGAAATAGGTTCTGTAACAACAGTTAGCGCATCAACTCCAGCATCTGTAGTAAATGTTGGAACCCCAGAGGCTGCTATACTCAATTTAGTTTTACCAAGAGGTGTCGATGGAATAATTGGTGGGCCAGGCCCATCTAATGTTTTATCAATAGGAACT